ACGGGGGGACGTACCTGCATCAAAACGGACTGAGATATTTAAACGGTTCCAAGAGAACGATGACCCTCAGGTGCTAGTCATTCAGCCTCAGTCAGCAGCACACGGGGTAACCCTAACTGCGGCGAATACGGTCGTATGGTGGGGGCCGACTAGCTCACTGGAAACATACGCTCAGGCTAACGCACGGGTACATAGATCAGGACAAGATCAGAAATGTACCATCGTACAACTCGCAGGTAGCCACGCAGAGAAACGTGTTTACCAACTGTTAGATAACAGAATAAACATTCACACAAAGATGATTGATTTATACAAAGAAATACTTGACTAGCTAACGGATAGCTAATAAAGTGTACCCCTCACCACGAACGGAGACTATGATGAGTAATGCAGAGAAGTTGACGGAGGTGTATTTAAAGATAAAGGATAAGCGTTCGGAGTTATCGGCCAAATTTAAAGGAGAAGATAAGAAGCTGTCGGAGCAGCAGGACAAAGTTAAGAAGGCTTTGCTTGAGTACTGCAAGGAACACGGTGTAGATAGTGTTAAGACCGGAGCGGGGTTGTTCTACCGATCTGCGAAGACGAGGTACTGGACTAATGATTGGGACTCTATGTATAAGTTTGTTATGGAGCACGAAGCATTAGAGTTGTTTGATAAGCGACTGAACCAGACACACGTTAAGCAGTTCTTAGAAGAGAACCCAGACTTGTTACCTAAAGGTCTTAATGTAAATTCAGAGTATGTAATCTCAGTAAGGAAGAAATAATGGAAACAAAATATGTACCAATTGAAGGAGTTGCTAAGTACTTCAGTATATCGGTATCGACTGTACGCTCGTGGATGCGGAAAGGGGAGATCCCTGCCAACACCTACATCAAGGTAGGTAGTACGTACCGTTTTAATCTAGATGCACTAGATGCGGCACTGACTGACACTGCACATACACCGGAAGATGTTGATTTAGGATGGGTAGAACATACGGACGAAGTATAATGAAACGTCGGATCACCCTACGTGGTGGAGAGATTAGAACCATAGACGGTGACGTAGCATCACAAGCTAAAGATTATATTGATGTAGTTATTGTGAACGCTGCCCCCATTGCTCGGTACTTTTACTCGGAGACGTATGACCCTAATGTAGCAAAGGCTCCACTCTGTTGGTCAGGTGATACGCAGCGCCCCGTTACGGGCATACCTGATGACCAGAAGCAATCCCACAGGTGTATGGACTGCCCTCAGAATGTTAGAGGTTCAGGTTCCTTTGGGGGTAGAGCATGTAGGTTCTCACAGAGACTTGCTGTGACACTTGCAGAAGACCCAAGTGTAGTTTATAGACTACAAATACCCGCTACTTCGATATACGGTAGAGGGAGTAATGGCAACATGCCCCTGCAAGAGTACGTGAAGTTTCTATCCGCACGTGGCTCGAACACTACAGGCATTGTTACCCGAATATATACAGATAAAGAAAGTGCAATACCCAAACTCTTTTTCAAACCTATGCGTTCATTGAACGAGGGAGAGTTGGAGGTAGTAGATAATATGATTACTGACTCCGACACTGTTGCGGCTATACAGCATGATGAGTATACCCCAACGGTAGTAACTTCCCCCTTTGGTGAAGTATCTGGATTTGAATTTGAAGCAAATTAAACTATAGGAAAATTGATATGACCCATTTAATAAGTAACGTAGAAATCCTTTACCCACGTGTAAACCAGTGCTACCGATTCGACAACGCCGAGAACAAGAGCATCCCATGTGATGTGTTTGAAGATGGCGCTAAGTATGAGACTAAGTTCCGTATGGACAAAGACCAAGCCAAGTCCTTGTACGAAGCTATGGCAACTGCCTACGCGGAAAAGAGAGAGAAGTCTTGGCCTGAGAAGTTAGCTATGCCGTTCGAGAAGGATGATGATGGTAAGTACGTAGGTAAAGCTGTACTCAAGGGTGCGTATGGTAAAGATGCTACCGCCAAACCTAAGCAGTACGATGCCAAGAGTAAAGAACTTCCTGAAGACTTTAAGCTCACCACTGGTAGTGTTGGTAACATCGCAGTTGTGTTTGTACCTTATAACATGCGTGACAATGGTGTATCACTACGCCTTAAAGCAGTACAGGTTACCAAGTATCAAGCCCCACAATCTGCGGCTTCTCCGTTCGATGTTGTTGACGGCTTTGAATTAGAGGTTGACGAAAACCCATTTGAAGTGCAAGATGTTCCTAAGGCTGCCGCAGAAGCAGTAAGTGATGACATCTTTGAGGACGAACCAAAGGAAAAAGTCTCTGAGCCTAAGAAGATAGTAAAGAAAACGGCTCCCGCACCAAAAGATGATGCTGACCTTGCATCAATCGTCGATGAATGGGACGACTAGTAACTTAGTCCCAATTTAAAACTAATCCTCACAGCTAGGGCTGATTACCTGAAAAGGGCACTTCGGTGCCCCCGCTGTGACGACTCTCGGAATTAGGTAAAAGTTATGAATACAGAAGTATTTCTAAGCAAGACGTTGGGGAACGAAGGATACTACTGCTTATTTGCAAGTCGCACTGCGGAAGGTCGCAGAGTACAGAAGTTCTACGATTCCCTAGGGGATCTAGTTAGCGCGGCGTACAAGTATGACGAGGATGGATATGATTCGTATTTTGCACTAAGTACATTTACAGAATCAAACTCTCGAAAAGTAGACAATGTGAAACACTTAAAGTCTTTCTTCCTAGACTTAGACTGCGGTGACGGGAAAGAATACCCCGACCAAGCAGAAGCATTAGATGCACTAAACGATTTCTGCGTAGCTCAGAAGCTACCAAGACCTATGCTAGTCAACTCAGGGAGAGGCGTTCACGCGTACTGGTTCCTTACTGAGTCAGTGACTCTAGATGAATGGTTGCCTGTAGCAGAACGTCTCAAGAAACAGTGTGTTGTACATGGGCTACTGGCAGATCCGTCTGTTACTGCCGATGCAGCTAGGGTACTACGTGTACCTAAAACACGTAACCACAAAACAAACCCACCATGTAAGGTTGACTACTTCGCCGCATCCGCACCTGACCCTGTAGACTTTGATAAGTTCTCAGACATGGTTGGCGGCCCCGTGATACTCCCACCGAAGAGTGCTAGTGGTAATGCGAATGCCGTTATGCAGACCCTGATGGGTAACACCGAAGCATCTTTTAAAGACATCATAGCTAAGACCATGAATGGTAAAGGCTGTGAGCAGTTGAGGACTATATGGAAAGACCAAGAGAACTGTAGCGAGCCTATGTGGCGTGCAGGATTATCTATTGCTAAGTTCTGTTCAGACTCTGAGGTTGCCGCACGTAACATATCAAAGAACCACGAAGGGTATAACGTAGAAGATACTGCGGCTAAGATGGATGGTATTAAAGGCCCATACTTGTGTACGTCTTTCGACGAGTTCAATCCTGATGTATGTGGTGACTGCCCGAACTGGGGTAAGGTTAAATCCCCCATCACACTAGGTAACAAAGTACTCCGCGCTGCGCCATCTGACAACGTGGTAGAAGCACCGGCTCTAAACTTACCGAACAGCCCAACCAATGTGTATACAATACCTGAATACCCTAAGCCATACTTCCGAGGGCAGAACGGTGGTGTGTACATACGTAGTCGTAATGAAGATGGGGATATGGATGAGACTCCTATATACCACAACGACTTGTACGTAGTGAAACGTATCCTAGACGAAGAGATAGGTGAGGCTGTGGTTATGCGTCTACACCTACCACGTGATGGCGTACGTGAGTTCACTGTACCTTTAACGTCAGTTACATCCCGCGAAGAGTTCCGTAAGCAGATGGCAATGCAAGGTGTAGCTGTAACCAAGATGGATGACCTAATGAATTACACTACCACATGGGTTAATGAGCTACAGGCTAACAGTACAGCCGATGCCGCCCGTAGACAGTTTGGTTGGACAGACGATAACCACGATGCGTTTGTACTGGGTAACCAAGAACTGACCGCAACAGAAGTTAAGTTTAACCCTCCTTCTACAGCTACTACCGGACTTATGCACTTGTTTGAGCCAAAGGGAACGCTAAAGGAGTGGAAGGACATGGCTAACTTCTATAACAAAGATGGCTTTGAGATGCACCAGTACATAGTAGGTACGGCGTTTGGATCTCCGCTTATGGAGTTCTCTCCTATCGCTTGTGCAGGGTTTCATATCCACAGTAAGGACTCTGGTGTAGGTAAGACTACAGCCATGTTCGTAGGGGCATCCGTATGGGCGGAGCCTGAAGGCATGGTGCTGTCAGAGGACGATTCGCAAGCGTCACGTATGAACCGTGGAGAGGTGTACCATAACCTACCGTTGTACATTGACGAACTTACAAACGCTAAGGGTGACGAGCTATCTGACCTCATCTACCAAATCTCTAGTGGTAAGCAGCGGAATCGTATGTCGGGAGGCAGCAACGCAGAACGCGCACGTGGCAAGCCGTGGAGTTTATTAGCGGTTAGTACCGGTAACACGAGTATTATTGAGCGGGTTAGTATGGTTAAGAACATGCCGAAAGCGGAAGCTCAACGTATGATGGAGGCCAAGGCGGTCAAGCTGTTTACTGATCCTGAGACTAAGGCACTGACGGACGAACACGCGAAGAGAGCTACCACAGTGTACGGACATGCGGGGCCAATATACATTAAGTATATTATGAACAACCTTCCACAGGTTAAGGCACTACTAGCCAACGTGCAAAGACGCATTGATACGGCGGCAGGGTTAACCGCAGAGAATCGCTTCTGGTCAGCGGGTGCGGCGTGTACAGTTACTGGCGTTATTATAGCTAACAAGTTAGGGCTGATTGATTACGACACCAAAAAGCTGATGGCCTACGTTGTTAGATTGCTAAAAGAAAATAAGAACGGAGTTAATGACATGAGTAGTTCGGTAACAGATACATTGAATGACTACATCCACGAGAACTGGGGTAGCATCCTAAAGATCAAGAGCACTGACGATCTACGTAAGCAAAACGACAACGGGCTAGACAGTTTGGTTATACCTGAACTCGACCCTAAGATTCGTTTGGTGGGTAGGTACGAGACAGACATCAAGCGCGTGTACCTAATACCTAAGCCCCTCAAGGCATGGTGTGGTAGACAGCAGATAAACTATGGCTCGTTCGTGCAGGATCTGAAAGATAAGTTTGGCGGTAAGTCTGTGAAGATGCGGCTTACTAAGGGTACCCCAACTCAATTGCCGCCTACTACAGTTATATCTGTAGACTGTTCCAGTGTTGGGGTAGACGATTAGCATGATGATGTTGCACGACATAAATCCCGACGGTATACGTGTTACAATACACTGGGATACGTTTACAGTAGGTACATCATTATTTGTGCCGTGCATCAACAGTAAGAAAGCTAGGGAGCAGCTAAAGAAGATAACTAATAAAAAAGGATTTAAAACAGAATCCAGAGTAAGCACAGAGAATGGCCTGCTTGGTATACGTGTTTGGCGTACACGCTAATAACCGCTAGTTCCCCCTTTTACCCCCCTAACCTGTTTCCGAGACAGGCGGGGGGTATTTTTTAGAAGTAACTTTCGGTCTCTTGGTACTCCGCCTCGTGTTGCTCTAGGGTAGCGCGGAACATCTTAGAGTATCTAACCCCGTTAATAGTCTCCGCAGAAGCTCTCTTGTACGCACGTCTGGATCGGGAGATAGTATCCTTTGTTATCGCTGCTAAAGGATAGTCCGCATTGAACTCGTATATGTTATCCATAACATCGTAGTACTGCATGAAGTCCCCATCCCGTTCGGCTTTCGCTCTACGCCGCAGTAACTTGGTACGGCGCTTCTTAGCTGCACCTTCGATACGCTTCTTTTGGTTCTCCTTCTCTTGGATAAACGTATACTCAGAAGGAGAGAAGCCAAGTACTTGCGCCGCAAGCTCGGTATTGCTGGGGTCGTCCCAGATAAAGTCTCCTCTCCTTGTTAGCGCGCCCTCATCCCTACGAAAGCGTACCAACCCTTTATACATGTTCTTAATAGATGCGGGCAGCATTGTCTCGATACCACGTTCCAAGTTATCGTTATCTACTATGTCTGTATACCCTCTCTCGAAGCTAGACAGTATCGACCATGCAGGGCCACCAAAGTAGTGAGCTATGTCTTCTTCCATAGACGCGTCTTGGTTGTATCTGTTTGTTTGGAATAGGAGGTTACTTAGCCCGATACGGTTAGACACATCCACGCCAAGCATTGCCGTTGGTGCCCCTTTGTACCACCCTTGAGTTAACTGCTTCTGTACGATAGTCTCGAAATCTTCCTCGTCGTCTTCCCTAAGCATAGTGTTGTAGATTAGCGCAACTGCACCGAAGATGGGTATACCCTTAACACCCGCAAACAATATTGAAGTACCAAACGTACCTGCCAATTGTTGGATGGCGGCGTTACGAATCTCTCTAGACTTAGCATCTGTACCGGGTGCAATGTTACGCGCTATCTGTAATGCGTTCTGGAGCATGGAAGTGTACATACGTACGCCGAAGCTCTTATACATCATAGCTACTCGACCAATACCTTGTCTAGACACCCGCATACCGGTCTCTAATGACGCACCGCCGTTCACTTTTTGGGTTAGTCCCATAGCACTTTCCGCAGCTTTGACTTTCATCTGCTCAGGGCTGTAGTCCTCTTCTGCTTGGGTTCTAGACGCTTTGTTCGTACCCTGCATACGTTGCATTTCTAAGTCGTACGCAGCCATCATAGTTATCTGGCGAGTCATAACCTCAGCTTTGTGGAACATGAACGCTGACGCACGCTGGGTTTTCTCGATAAGACTCTTAGGGTCTTCTACGAAGGATAGCCCCTGCTCGTCTTGTATCAGGGAACTGTCCACCTGACCTCGTTCTGCTGCTATCTGCACCATGACGGCCTTACTCTGTAAGTACTCTCTGCGAGTCTCCCCTGTCTTCTTGTCCACATCATCTAGGCCGGGCAAGTCGTCACGCACTTGGTAGTTCCCGTCAGCATCTGTAACGTAATAGTTGTCCACGTTCTGCCCCGCAAAACTCTGGGCGTCTGCATAGCTCTCTCCATCTAGCTGCGCCATAAGTCTCCTTCGCTTGACGGTACCACTACCGAAGTACAACTTAGAAGCCTTACTTAAAGCGGCCAGAGTTTTACCATAACCGTAAACACCCGCAAATTGGGGGAGTACGAACAGAGGGATCTGAGTCGTGTTGACCAATGCAGATGAGGCGTTAAGTCCGATGGTGAAGTTAAACGCTACCCTATTTAGAGTACGAGCAACACCATCTGCCGGAGGGTTAACCGCGAAGTTGATGCGGTCTAGTACTTCGTTAACTATTAGCTGTTGGTTTTCTGTTACGGGGCTGTCTGGGCCGGGTTTGTATTTCTCCCGCATCTTAGCCCCCGCTGCCATTAAGTTACGGCTAGTAGTTAGTTTAGCTGTCTCTCTGGTTATGGCATACAGTCTCTCTTCCATAGCCACGATAGGGTCTTTAATGAATCCCAAAGTGCCCTTACGCTTGAGGCGGGATCGGGCTGCCGAAGTTTCCGGTAGTGTCTGAATGTACACACGCATTATCTGTGTCTGTAGCGCAGACTTGTCTTTGTCGTTGGCAGTGGAATCGTTGATGGCGTCCATGGTCTTCTTAACAAAGGAAGCAGGGGGCGCACGATCAAAAGATGTAGGAGTAATTTGGTTGAACTCGTTTATGCCGGGATCAAAGCCACTAGGGGAGTTAGCTATAACCTCCGCCTTAGCGTCATTTCGCTGCTTGATACTACCAAACGCTTCTACTACTTCTATCTTTAGTTTTGCGTTGTCAGGGTTTGGGATGTCATAACGTAGCCAGTGGTCGCCTTTACGTACTAACGGCAAGTATGGTCTGATACCTTCTTCTCCGTACATACGCTCAAACAACTCATCTTTCAGAGTCTTGCGTGTATCGTCGTTTAGCCCGTCTATAGTGTCGTAGTTGTTTACCGCAGCATCATACAATTCTCTATGCTTGTTTTGGTAGACCTGAACAATGTTGTTGTATATCGCTCGCCCGTCTTTACCTAACGCGTTCCACGAAGGCCGCATAGCGTTCCACGCTTTTACTTGCTCGGGATTAGGAGCGCCATCCTTCTTAGCTTTGTACTCAGGGTTGTTTGCGTTGTATTGTTTTACCGCCGCATCCCGGTTGGCCTGACTGTTGAAGCTCCTACGCTCCATAGCATCTCCGACTCTGTATGCCATGTGCCACTGGCTATATGCCGTGACCGGATCGTTAGGGTCAACACGTGCTAGGGTGGACTCTGGGGCAATCATTTCTAGTGCCGCAAGTTGTGCGGGGGTAGCCTGTGCTTTCCACTTATTTAGTACCGCAAGCTGCGCTTTAGTATCATCGTTAGCGTTCTTTAGCGCGCCATTCTGCTCGTCTAGTAACTTGCGTACCTCCTCGACTCCCTCGACGTTCATGCTCTCGCCTTCAAGTCCCTTCATTGGGATTCTTATCATGCCGCTGTCTATAGAGGGGTTAACCTTTAGCTCAATTACACGGGCATTGCGCTCCGCTTTAGTAGGGAAAGACTGTATTACGCGCTTACCACTCGGCACGGTGTACCCTACTTGGTACCCTTCGTACTTGGATATTTCTACCATAGTGTCCATATCTAGCACGGACATCATATATTTTTTGGACTTAGGTTTTGCCCACGGGAAGAAGTTAGAGAAGCCGTTAAGCACCCAGTCCTTCATCCCCCCAGCCTCTCTCGTTCCTGCCTGTAGTGCGTTCTGGTTAGCTACTACCGTAGAGGCTGCGGCGTGGAGGAGTTCCCCTGCATACCTAGAATCAGGTGCGGGAGACATGATACCGTAGATAATGTTGTCAGCCGATTGTAGTGCGGATATGTCTGACTCCAATGACTGGGTAGGTTTGCCCATTAGCCTACGCCAGATGTTAGCTAGGATATTGTTCACCTGCTGCAACACACTGGCAGGGTTACCCTTCAGGTGGATTAGCGCCAACTCTTGGCGGAACTCTACGTTGCCCTGTACCTCTGCTACAAACTCGTCTAGGTTAGCTGCGCCTCTGACGGTACCTAGGCGTGGGACTACCTCTTTAAAGATAGCCTGTAACTTTTTGGTAGCGGGATGCGAAGGTTTACTCAGAGCTTCAGCCGTAACCACGTGGCCCATCTCATGTAGTAACACGTGGGTATTGATACCAGTCTCCGCGTCTAGCTTGATTGTATTTGTTTTTGGGTCGAACAAGCCGTTAGCTTTTTCCCCATTAGAATTTTTAAGGTCGCCTACTACCTCAATCTTGGTGGTACCTACGTTGTCTAGGAACGCAGTAGTGAGGTCACGTACGTGTACGCTGTTTGTAGTATTACGTAGTAACTCTAATGCACCTTTTAGATCCCCTCTGGCGAGTAGTCCCTTAGCAACGGGGTGCAGTGGTACGTCTAGGTTTACCGCAGAGTCCGCAGGTAGGCTGAAGTCCAGCGTAGACAGATCATCATACATATCTACATCTACGTATTCTTCAGCAGCAACGTTCACTGCCTCGTCCTCTTCTCGCTTGGCCTGTGAACGCTGTGCGTCTATCTTCTCTTCGATACGTCTAACAGCAGGTGCATCACCCTCAGCTTTAGCCTTAGCTAAGTCAGCTTCCGCTTTCTGTAGTTCTTTATTCCTAGCTCCAACTAACGCTTTACCTGCTTTGTTAGCGGCTTTGACTTCTTTGGCGCGTTTCTTAGCAGCGGCAGTTTCGGCAGCTAACTTCGCCACTTCTGGATCGGTGGTAGCTCTATTAAACTCGTTCTTGTCGTTGAGCGCGTCCCGCATACCGGTTGTCGCGTCGAGGTTAACTCCTCTAGTGGCGGTGGTCTGCGCTAACGTGACGTTTACAGGGAGCGCTTCCATCGGTAGTGCGTTAGCCATGGCCTTATCTATATAGGTCTTAACCTTTTGACTTATATTAGGGTCGGCACGTAAGGAGTCTAGGTAGGCTTTAGCAGTCCCGCTACCCATTCCCTCAAAGACCTTGGGCATTGCGGCATTTTTTGCTGCGTAGTTTTGGTAGTTGACGTTATTCACTACATCGTACGCAGCTAGGTCGATAGAGTCTGTGATCCGCTCTCCCGCTTTAGAGTATATAGCTCTACCCCTAACCTGCTTAGCCCTCTTGCTGGTACGGGTCTCTTTAGCTTCGGGAACAGTCATTGCCTGCATACCCTTATGGGCAGTGGCATCGCTGTCTTCTTCTATTCTAGTAGTAGCAGGGTTCTTATGTTTAAACTCTGGGTCTTTGACATCTCTAAATGTAGACCCATCTTCTTCTCGGCTAACCTGCGCCGGAGAGGGAGTCGCTTCTGCTTCCCTAGGCTTACCTACAGTACGCGTACGTATGGGAGTAGCTTTGGCTTTAGCTTTAGCTTCGGGTGCAGGTTGTACCTCAGCTTCTACTACAGTCTCTTCTACTACAGTCTCTTCTACTACGGGCGCAGGTTGTACCTCAGGTACAGGGCCAAGTGCGTATTCAGTTACCGCAGTTACCAACTCAGGCTTACCCTGAATAGTTTTGTTTGTAGAGTATTTAATTAGTTGGTCTATCGTGCCTTGGTCTTCTCTAGCCTTACCTATGATACGCTTACGTATGGGGGCAGCTTTTGGTATACCCACTGCATCTAGGTCTTCGGCAGTTACAAGTGTAGGCTCAGCTTCTACTACGGGCGCAGGTTGTACTACAGGCTCAGCTTCTACTACAGGCTCAGCTTCTACAGCTTTTACCCGCTGTCGTACTTCAGCAATACTTTTGTCAATACCAGCTCTAGCATTCCCATCGTTTTCTACTGGATTAAAGTCCCTATTAATAAAGTTATCAAAGTGAGACCCAGTCCTGCCAACTTTAGGGATAGTGTCGTCAGACCTTATATCACCAATAGTATTATCAAGCCCTTGAGCTATTTGACGTAACTCCGGCATACTATAGTAGTCGTTAATCTCCGCTTCTGTTGTTTTGTTTATCCAGCCGTCAGCCCCTACTCCAAAGAAAGGGTACCACTTACCGGCAGGTACACCCTTTTTACCACCACTACCAGTACTCAAGTAGAAAGGTATAAACATACCGTTAATTTCACGTATAATAATCTTACGTCCGCCCATATCAACTATAGAAGATGTACCCGAAGACTTATCTACAGACTGCGTATCATCGTTCCACGAAATAGTATCGTAATCTATGTCAATGTCTGCGTCCGTAGCAGCTTCTGCTTCTACAACAGTCTCTTCTACAACAGGCTCAGCTTCTACAACAGTCTCTTCTACAGTAGGTTCAGCTTCTACAACAGTCTCTTCTACTACAGTCTCTTCTGTGAACCCTGCCTTGGCAGCGGCCTCTTCAAACTTAGCGGCTTCCGCCTCTGCTTTTCTTTGTTCTTTGACAATACGTGCAGCTTGTGCTTTGGTAGCGGCACCTGTGGCAACGATCTCTCCCACTCGTGCCTTGTCTATATCTTGTTGAAATGTCTCTTCGGCAGTTCTCTCCGCCATCTCTATAGGTACACCCGCATCGGTCAACGTCTTTACCTGTGCCTGACGTTTCACTTCTGGGTCTACAGGGACTTCTTCTACCGGGGTAGCTCTTTCGGTTGTAGTCTCAACGCGTTGTCCGTCCTCATCGAATACAGGAGCTTCTTCTACAGGGGCTTCTTCAGTGCCAACTACCTCATCAATGTCTGCTTCGGACACTGTCGCAGCGTCTTCGGTAGTAGTCTCTTCTACTGTTACAGTTTCGGGTTCGGGAGTTGTCTGAGCATCTAGCTCCGCTTCGGCAGCTTTACCTTCTTTAATGTCGGCTTCGACTTGGGCACGGTCACCTTCTAGTACTCCAGTAAATAGTGCGGCACCGGTTTCGGCATCGAAGTAGGAAAACGTACCGTCATCTGCGTTTGTATACGCTACCCACTTACCTTCGGGGTCTACGCCAGCTTCTTCTTGGGGGGCTTGGTATCGTCCACCGGCACCTGCGGCAGTACCACCAATAGAGCCACCAATCATACCTGCGGCAACGGCTGCATCTATGTACTCAGTAATTGCTTCGTCGCTATCTAGGTCAAGTCCGGCTTGCGCTCGTTCGATCATCTGCTGACCGACTTCGGTGGGTATCTCTACTGTGGCACCTGCGCCAGCGCCTTTGACTACCCTAGAGAACACTCCACCTTCGCGGATAACTCTGGGGGTAAAGAACTTACCGACTAGCATCCTATCGACGATACCTTCCATAGCCGCTTGAGGTATGGCGGAGAGGAAGGCTGTACCTTCGTCTAACTCTGCAACGCCGTCTCCACGCTCTATAGCTTCTTTCTGTCGCTCGCGGTTCATACCGTAAAAGAATGGGATTTGAGATAGACCTGCACCGACAGCGCCAACGATCATAGCGCCAGCACCAACAGTAAGTGCGGCAGGGGCGGCGGCAACAGCTAATGCACCGGCACCGATAGCGGTAGCCATCTGAGGGAGAGTCTCGCCTAGGGTACCAAAGAAGTATTCAGCACCTGTGCCTATACCTTCCACGTCCTGACGCCTTGTGGCGTAATTTTCCGCATCTTCTAGCTGGGCTTGGTTATCTTCCACCATCTCAGAGCCAAACTCTTCGACACCTTCTAGTCCGGTTACTTTACCGAAACCTTCAATGGCAGAGCCTACGCCCTCGCCCATAATGTCAATACCACGACTCAAGCCTCCCGTCAGGGCATTCATTGGCTCTTCGTCATAGTCTAGTGCGCTGTAGGCCATATCTCTATCGAGACCCGTATCTAACTCGGGCTTTCGACTCTGACGTGCCTGCGCGGCTTGTTCATTGTTTATTGCTCTCTTTAGGAAAAAAGAAATCTCATATACGGCTGCTTCATCTCCCGCCTCTTTTGCACGTTCGAGTCCAAGCTCTAGCTCTTGTATAGTGGGCATTTACATTACCTTGTCGGGTTATTACAAATCAAAGAATTTCATGGAGTCATCAGACATTGTATCATCACCACCACCCGCAGAGCTATCTATAGATAGTCGATCAATCGCGGCTTCCGCATCCCTCAGATACGCAGCGGTCATGTTTTTCACCGCTTGCTGTCTTTCCGCGATCTGGGCTCTTAGCGCCACTGCTTTTTTCCCGTCTGGCTTTTTTTGCTTAGCTAGTGAGGCTTTGAGCATTGCCAACTGAGTATCCTCGTTTTCTATCTCCATAGCGGAGGTATAAAGTTCCTTTTGGATTTCAAGTTTACCCGAGAGAGTCAGTAGTTTGTACTTTGCGTCAGTGCTTACTGCTAACATTAGCCTGTCGTGTACGCGAGCCAGTCGGGATTCTTCCTGAGTTAGTAGTCGGTCTTTATCTTTCTCCGCGATCTCTCGCTCGTCACTAGTCAGATTCTGATAGGCGTTCGCGGATGTTATTTTGAGAGTATCAATATTGTTCTGCACAAGTGCGGCCTTTTCGGCGGCTTTTTCGTCCAACCCTAATTTTTTCGTCAGGAACTCTTTGTCCAGCGCAAGGCTTTTATCTAACATAGTCTGAGTACGTGCTTGCTGCTTCTGTACTAGCTCCTGATCTGCTAGTGCTGCCTTGCTTAGCCCTGCTACCCCACTCTGCATCGAGCCGGCATTAGCAAAGAACGCGAAGACTCTGTCTCTTGCTTCTTGTTTAGGGGATCTGGCGTAGCGTTCATTTACTACGTCCTGTTCTGACCGCATACGGTCGTACTCTGTTTTAATCCCTGATGCACCGGAGCGCTTGAGGAACTTATCGTAGGCATCATCCCCAGCTTTTGCGGAATCTCTACCCATGGCGTTGGAAAGGTTATCCATGGCCATTTTGTCCATCGCAGAGGTTCCACCTAAGGCCCGAGGCGCTTCTTGTTTAGGCGCAACAGGTGCAACTTTAGGCGCAACAGGCGCAACTTTAGGCGCAACAGGCGCTTCTTGTCTTAGTACGGTACCTGTACCTACAGGAACGCTGGCTATACCGCTCTTAGTGGGGGGCGCAACTTTAGGAGCCTCTTCTTCAGGCGCAACTCCCAAATCTGCTAGTAGCTTCCTTTTGTTGTCCGCCGCTGTTTCTCGGCGTGCAGTGGCAGCACCAGCCCCTTGTTCGGTAATAGCAGTGTTAAGTTTTTGCAGTTGAGCATCTATATCGGCTGCGCTTTGTCTAGCTCTTGTAGCACTTATAGTCCCCTTCTGAACACCTTCGATCAGTGCAGCTTTCTTAGCCTCTAACTTAGCTCGTGTACTGTCTTGGTTTCTAACCTGCGTTTGCTTATCAGCTTTGTCAGCATAAGCAGCCAACCCACCAAACTGGAACTTCTGCACTTTGCCCCCACTAGCCATTTTCGGCATATTCTGGTTGCTCTGTGGCATAGCGGAAGCGATACCTTTAGCCTGTGCAGCACCGCCTACGTCAGCCACGGATTGATCCTGCCCTCCGCCAACCATGCTTTGCATTTCTGCACTCTGCTGCTCCATAATAGTATTAGGGGGAGTCTGCATCTGCGCGTCGATAGTGTTCTTCTCAGCCTTTAGTAGCTCCAAAACACGTTCCAACGCTATAGCTTGTTCCATAGAGGGGTCGAGACGTTGCCTCTGCTCTAGCCCCTGTGGGTTCTTCATATACGTGTCTGCAAGCATGTTTACTTCTTTGTCTATCGAAGGCTGTAAGGCCATTACTTATTCTCCAAATTGTTAGTACTTATATTCCCATCGGGTCGCGGTATATCTCAGAGTTACCGCCGCCTTCATCTTCTACGTAATCGCTGCCTTGGTCTGTATCAAAGCCATCGTCGTAATCTTCGTACTCGAAGTTGTCAGAACCGCCATCGTCATCGTCACCGCCGGGTTTGTACGTATTGTACAGATCCGATAGACCTTCGCCGAGTTGGCCAGTCGCACCTAGTATGGCCATTATCGTAGATAGGTCACTTGCGCCACTCATCTGGTTGGAGGTCGCGTCAATAGGTAGCCCTTCGAGTAAAGACTTCTGGAACTGGATCTGCTTCTGAGCGTAATCTCGCTCTTCGTCAAACTGCGCTTTATCCGCAGTGATACCTTCAGCTTCAATAGCTCTCTGCGTGTCACCTGCATTGCGCTGTGCGGTTAGTACATCGAATCCGAACTTGTTAGTCTTGTCTTGGGCAGTCATTCCACGATCTTGCTCGGTATTAAACTGCTTCTGCGCCTGCTGGAATGCTGTATCGTAGCCTCTAGCGGTAATGTCTGATTGGCTTTGTAATAGGTTACGTGCGCCTTCAGCTTCCATAATAGCTTGACGTGAACCACCAAAAGCACCGGCCTTAGTCAAACGCCCTGCGTCTTGTATACGCTGTATCTCCGCCTCACGACGATTCTCTCTTAGCTGAGGGTTCAACGAGCCTTGTAGATATGGGTTCATGTACTGCTGTTGGGCAGCGGAGTCGAATGTACCTGCCTGATAACCCTGCCCGCCCATAGCACCGGGAGTCTGTAAACTTCCAACACCACTAAACGACTGTTGCTGCAAGTCACTAGCCCCCGCAGTAAGTGGGCCTGTGTAGGCTTGGTATGGCATTTCTGCTGCCGCTGCACCTTTGCCCAACATATCAACAACATAGTCGCCAGCATAAGGGGATAAAGAGCTTTCCTGCCCGGTAACTTGCCCCCCAGCGTCGAACTGTGCGATACCGCCAGCCATCTTGTTAATTACTTTATCCGCGTCGATCTTCTTGCCCTGCTTCTTATTGCCGGTACGTTCTTTACGGACGTTATCCATCATCTTGCCTAGCTTATCAGCGCCAGCAGCGGAGTTACCGTTACCGAGATGACTTACTACATCAGCAGGGATAACGTACTCACCGTCACTCAGACGTGCTTCTACTTCACCGTCAATGGTAGATACTATTTCATCCGCCATGCCATCAGTAGGGCCACCTAGGTAGTACCCTTGGCCCGGAGATGTCTGTGCAATACCACCTTCAGCGAAACCTCGGAAGCCCTGCATTCGCTGCTCAAACTGCATAGGTACACCACTCATTCTAGGTGGAGTGTTGCTTTGTCTTTGTGGAGAACGGCTACCATCTCGAAATTGCTTGAGTGCGTCAGCAATGCCTCCAAAGTTTCGGGCGCTACCTACTCGTTCAGTGCCGTCACTCATTCTTCTACGGCCTTTGTTTTGCATCGGGCCAGAGGGGCGCTGACGGTTCATAGGAGTATTACCCCCACGACCACTCAGTAAATCTCCTAAACGCTTATTGTTCTCTGGGGTGTTCCTCTCCCCCATTCCTCGTTCCATCTTCTCCATTTGTTTGCGTCTTCGCATCATCTCACCGAAGTTATCCGCAACGATACCTCGACCGCCACTACCACCACCAGCGATCATATTGCCGTTTGGCCCTGTACGTATACCATCAGCGATACCTCGACCGCCACTACCACCAGCGAGCATATTGCCGTTTGGCCCCGTACGCATACCGAACATGCCTTCTTGTCCAGTGCGTCCGGGTATACCACGATAGCCACTACCTGCACCGTAAGAGGGTTTAGCGGACACTACTTCTTGTCCAGCGCCTTTGGGTATACCACGATAGCCACTACCTGCACCGTAAGAGGGTTTAGCGGACACTACTTCTTGTCCAGCGCCTTTGGGTATACCACGATAGCCGCTACCTGCGCCAAACTGCGCGAGGCCGCCTTGGGCGTACCTAGGAGTCTCTGGGAGGTCGTTATCTACAAAGCGATCTTCGGTCAAATCTACCCTAGCGAGGGCGTCTTCAGTTATATCGGCATCATCGAATCTACCACCACGATAGCCACTACCTGCACCGTAAGAAGGTTCGCCACGATAGCCACTACCTGCACCATAAGAAGGTGTGGTATCTCCAGCTTCACGATAGCCACTACCTGCACCCGTATTGGAGCCAGACGTACTATTGTTCTTATTGGGAGCACCGTAAGAAGGTTCGCCACGATAGCCACTACCTGCACCATAAGAAGGTTCGCCACGATAGCCACTACCTGCACCATAAGAAGGTGTAGTAGTAGAAGGTGTAGCACTCTCCGCAAAACGTGCATTTTGTATGTCCGCGAGTCCAGCGGCTTGACGTTCCGCCTGCGCTATTGCAGAGGCAGTAGTCCCTCTTGGGATCATAGTAGACATTTGGTTGCCCTGATCTACACCGTCCATATTAGAGTATACTACGTCACTGAAGTATCGGCGTCCGCCTTGGCCCGGCCTACGGGCTTCTTGGGCACTATTATCTACCGCCCTACGAGTGGCAGTGTACTTAGGTACGCTACCTTTATATCCAGTATCAGGAATTTCCGGGTCTAATATGCCCATTCTTCTCTCCGCTTAGCCTAAATCAAGGTCTTTTAAATTAGTGTTTACAGATAAATTACTATCAATATCTCTTAGTGTATCATTATCTCTGGTAATACCAAACCGTTTTTCTTGCGCTACATCTCTAAATATGCTATCCCCAGAAAAATCGTAAGGGTCTAAAAACTCCATTAACTCATCATCATCTTCTTCTGGAGCGCGGTTTCCACCAATAGAGCCACTTAGACCACTTAGAGAACCTAAAGCACCTAGGAATTTACTGAAGTCTGGAATATCAGGGAAGTCAGGTAAGTCAGGTAAGTCAGGTAAGTCAGGCCCGTCTGGGAAGTCAGGTAACGCGTCACCAACAGTATCAACAACATCGTCTACCACATCACCAACACTATCAATAGCATCGTCTATAGGGTCAATAACATTATCTTCCACGAAGTCCCGCGTGGGCTGTATGATATTATCGTCTATATCAGAACCTAGGTCGCCTATAGGCTTAGTGAACTTCTGCACCACGTCATCATCAAAGTCGCTAAGGAATGCCCTAGCTGAATCGCCGTCTACAGGAATTTGGTCTTTTAATGGCTGTAGGACGGCGTCATCAAAGTCTCGACCCATTTGTTTTAGTTTGTCTTCGTACTGGCCCCAATCATGTTTTTTAGCCCAGTCACGTATTATCTCTTCTCCCTCCTCTTCAGCTTGGTCTCTGAGGGATTCTTCTAGGCTCTTACCATTTGCTACTTCAACTAGGGTTCTATGCGTAGCCTCTCTAACTTTAGGAGACATGTTTTTTATTAGGTCAGTATCCCCTAAAGCGTCCATACCTTTCTCGAAAGCGACGCTAACTACTCGCTGCTGGGCAAACTCTTTTAGGTCGCCATTTATCGTAGCGGTTATAGCAGCCCGACTCTCGTTATACCCCATGGTGTATAAGTCACCAAAGACAAACCCTTTACCCATGCGCGCTGCTTTATACGCGTCCGACCCCGCCTGTACCGCATCCGCTGTTGCTGCCCCCGCCTTTAGGGCATCAGATTTTGCAATGTCGCCTAATTTCTGTGCCTCCTCCTTATTTACTCCGGGAGTAATAACTTCTGCCATTTCAAAGACGAAAGGTACGACTCGCAGGTAATCCCCGGAGGTGGCCTCCCCTTTTACTACGTTCTCGACGGCAGGGCCAAGCTCTTTAAGACCTCCAAAGGCCACAGACTCCCCCACGTTTTTAATTGTCTCCCACGGGTCGTCGTACCACTTCTTCTTTTTGGGTTTTTTCATCCCCGGCTGCACGTCAGAGAAAGACACATTACCTGCGTCTAACATAGCAACCGTGGCGCGGCGCTCGTTCTGCTCATCAGTGAACCCTTCGATGCTACTAGGGCTATCGTACTCTGTATCTAACTCATCAAACTGTACGACGCGGTAAGTCTCATATGGGCTACCGGACGCGTTTGTGGCAATACTTCCATCTGGTAGGTAGAAGAATTTTTCGTCATCTGTCGCTAGGTTCTGAGCTACCATCTCTCTATAAACGGATTCTTCTAATCGCCCTTCATCTTTTAGGTAATCAAGGTAGGCGTTTCTCTTTACTGCATCCATGGTGGCGAACGTTTCACTGAAGCTATCAGAGCCTGCCACGGCATCTAGGTAGTCAAACGCATTTGCGTAATCTTCGGCGCGTCTAGTGTCGTACATATCGTACGCTTCGACTTCGAGTTCTGGGTCTTCAAATTCTAGCTGGGTAACCACCGACGTAAAGTAATCAAAGTATTCTTCGTCTGATCGGTAGTCCCCTGTGTTAGGGTCAATCGTAGTATAGTCTACCGAGAACTCTTGTAGCTCCCTATCTGTAAACCCTGCGCTCTCTAGCATTTCTAGAGACTCCCCCAACGGCACGTTGAAAGTATCGCCGGTACTACGTTCTACATCGTCTAGATAACGATTAAGCTGAGTCTCGCTAATCTCTCCATTTAGGAACTTAGTTTCAACATCGGCTAAACGCTCTGGACTACCATAATCATCATCAAAGGGAGAAAGACTATCTAAGTTGTACCCAGCAATAGACCCCTCTGCATATTGGGGGTCGTCCTTATAGCTTTCTGGGTTATACGCTCGCATGTAGCTTTGAAGGATATTTAAGTCTTCTCCATGCAACTCTCGAAACGCTTGTCGATCTTCAAGGTTGGCTTGGCGTTCAGAGGCAGAAGCGTTCTCCCACTCCTCGTCCGACATGTTAATGTCTTCGCCCATTCCCTTGAGTTGATTAAAGCGCCTAAACTGATCCGTCTGGCTCATGTTACGGGGGTCGCCGTAGTCTACATACCCTTTATCACCGGGCTTTAGAGACTTACGTGTTACATTAACAGTGCCGCCACTAGGAGTTGATACACCCGTTACCCGCCCACTCGCGTCAAAATTAGGGTTGCGTAGTGTGCCCCCCTTACCTGAACCATCACCCATCCCAGCAGGTTTATAACTACTACCTCCGCTATATGTGCCCGATTGGATAGCGTCTATATCTCGTAGTAAGCTATCCCCATCCGGCATCTGAGATGCAAACGCTTCGAGAGCGCTGCGCTGGTCAGCCATACTCATCCCGTTACCGATGTTACTCAGGTTAGCAGGGTTCATTAGGTTTTCAGAACTACCCCACCACTCTACTAGCCGTTGGGGCTGGGCGGCTAACCTATCAAATTGACCAGCGGCATCGTTAAACAGCGTGCCCCCAAGAACACTCATGGCTACTTCCGCTGCGGGTACACCTGTAACGTAGTCGTAAGTGTTCTCTAGCGCTGTCCCTATTACGCCGGGCGCACTACCTAGATAGTCTCTAACGGAATTATCCCTGACCGTATCTCTAAGCCAATTACCCGAACTGCCGGGCTTCATAGTAGGATTTTCTGTGTAGAAAACGTCTAGTTCTTTTTGTGTTATCGGGACGTAAGTGGAGGGTAATTTACCGTCCATCCGAGCAGAGCCCGCGCCAAGAGGATTCCAGTTGGGGTTTTGTCCCGCCATCTGTGAGCCGGGCTGACCATAACCCTGCGAAGCCTTCGTTCGGTCTGAGTGCGTCGAGCGGTTGGCTTGATACCCGCTACCGTAATAGACAGCTCTATTATGGCCAGCATAAGATGATTTAGAAGTACCTCTACCTCCATTACTCCCACTAGCGTAGGTCATCTGGTTTGCGCCCATGCCTCTACCCATTACAGCGTCCCCAAGTAATATTCATTAGCATTATTTTGCTGTCCATGTCGTATCCCCATCCCCAGTTTTTACGTATAGCGTAGTACTAGTGCTACCATCAGTACGTAGGAATATAGAGCCTCGTAAGGCAGCAGTACCAGAACCTGCACCGGGGTCGCCCGTGCCAGATAGTATTCCGACCGTACCCACGGTTATCTCAGGGAAAGTAACACTCCGTAGCTCCTTGTCTATCTGGTTAAAATATATACGTAAGGTACGGTTAGTTTCATTAGCCGCAGTCTGGCTGTATTCGGGTGTGGCATTCGGCAGTGCCGGAGCTACAAAGGGTACGTTATATCTAGTAGTATCTCCGGGCATTATCTTCTCCCGTCAGGACGTATCTCTATACGAGGCTTACCTAACTGCCACTTGACTCCCGCGCCTGTAGACTCTACTTTTAACGTGAGCTGTCTACCTCTAACGCGTACGTCTACCTCCCCAGTAAATTCTTCGATGGGGGTAGTAATCCCACGCACTACACCTTGTCCTGAATCCCCGCCCACGGATAGGGGGTTGTTGTATCCCGAACCAGAGTTTTTACTAGGGAACAGCGACATGGTTACGGTAGCGTTACCCGCTTCAGAGCCGGCAAAGGATATGTCTGGGTATATTTTATTTACAAAAGAGAACCTATCACCATCTCCTATGTCAAACTGTGCAGAGGTTATGGATGCAGGTATAGGGCTAGTTGTGGCTAGTTCGTTGTCGTCCGTACCCAGCTCATGTTCTACTACAACCCCATTGTATGTGGCCCCGAACGGGTGGTTCTGTATTCCAGAGTCCAGCCATGCAGTGCGCGCAATATCACCGTAGTACCATATATTTTCTAGGTAGTTGTAGATAACGTACTTGTCGTTAGTGAGAGAGTTCTTAGAGGGGTAGTGCCACCATATCTCGTGGTAGGACTCGTTTGTACCCGCCGCAACTTGCTCGGTCTGTTCACTGTTAAAGTCGTCGAATATATACTTACGCAGGTCACATGGTAGGGATTGGGCTCGTCCATCGTAGGCGTAGAACTTATCTCTACCCATCCAGAAGGCCATACCATTAGCATAAGCTACAGAGTTAGTCCCTGCGATAGAAGTATTCTCACCTACAAGCTGGGCAGACCACACTGCGGGCGCACCCACGTACTGCATCGCGTAAACTGCCGCATCTGTGAACACTAGTATTTCTTGTCTGGACTGGATAGCGGTAACAATCTTACTACCTTTAGATAGTGTTATCCCGCCCGACTGGTTAGTAGCTGCCGGTGTCCAGTTAGTAGCGTCTTCTTGGTCTGACCAACGTACTAACATACGGTTAGCTACACTACTGCCCAAAGGGTTACACCCGAAACAAAATACAAACCTACTTACATCAGACACTAGTAGCCCGTGCTGCGTCGTCGGCACGTTAGAAGCTCCGCCTTCAGCAGATAGTAGGGTACCGCGTGTTGTTAGTGAGTCACTACGGTCAGATATGTATATAGGGCCAGCGATAGGGGCAAAGAGTAAGTCTTCACCAAAGTTAGCTTGGCTCCACAGTCGGATGTCCAAACTAACCCCGCTACCATCTCCCCAAGTGCTTTGTCCCCAGTAGCCTGCGCCCCACCCTGTGCCGGGAGGTGCTTGTGTTTCAGCCCCAGTGTTAATCTGGTACACCGCATCTGCCCCGGAACCGCCGTTACCCGTATCACTAGCATTAGCTGTAGCGGTAGCAACGAAAGTAAAAGTATCTGCGCTAGGTACAGAAGTTATCTGGTACTCTCTGTTTAACACCGCGAAAGTTATGTTACCGCCAAGGGTGGCGGCCTGAGAAAAGGTAACAAAATCCCCTACAAAAGCCCCATGTGCATTATCAGTTGCGGTTATGATGTTACCGTTCTGGAATGTCAGCGTGCCATTGGTTACTGCGCCACCTGTAGTAGATACTGGGGCACCAGCCGCATTTGCTAGTTCAAAGTGCGTAGTATCCGTTATAGAACCAACAAACGAGCCAGAAGGAATGCCAGTACCAGAAACACTTAGGCCCACTACAATCTTTGCGTTTGCATCGTGAGTAATAGTCGGGTCGTTGTTATAGTCGCAAGTTGCGTCAGTAAACGTAGCACTAAAAGTAATGCCGTTAGTTGTTGTTGCTCTTACGGGGGTAATGTCGTTGTACGTACCACCTGTATACAGGTAAAACTTTAGGTTAGTACCCACACCAAGTAGATCCGTGCCCCCGAGATCATTCCAATTGAACAGAGAACGGCATACACCTAGAAACGTATCCGCAGTGAGGCGCTGCCACCCACCAATCTTCTCAGGGTTGCCTTGACGGAAACGTACTTTGTCGCTCTCCCACCAGCCGCCCTCGTTAGTATAGCGAGTGTTCTCGCGGTTTACTCCGGGGCGTAGGTCTATTTTTTGTATTGCCATGTTTAATCTCTATTTAAGGGGGTTGGATAAGTAGTCTAGTCCTTCCCACAAATCGTCTATTTCTTTAGCTATAACCTTAACACGAGCCTTAATATCTTTCACGCCTTCGGCAAGTATTTTAGACTCCGCAACGGTGGCTTTTATACCCTCAACTCCTTTATCTAGCTCATTTACTTGGTTTTTAATTTCAAGTAAATCCTTCTGTTGCTCCATAATAGTCTTGAGGTTTACGCCTAACTCAGCAAGTTTACTCTTTAGCTGGCTAACATCATTGTCAGTTAGCTGTTGCTGCATAAGCCCGATAGATTTTTCTAGCGGTTTAATATCTGGGATGTGTTGGGACTCTACGTCCTGTAAGCGGCTGTAAAGTGAACTAGCAGTCCAAACACCGCCACCTAGAGTAGTCGCTAAACTTAACAAAATCGCAATATATACCCCTTTAAATGACGCATCTCCGATTTTTAGTTCTGTATCTTCTAGGCTCATTCGCAAGACCCTGCGGTAAAGCAACTGTACCTATCCGCGTTTGGGCCGTTTAGGTAGTAAGCTGACTGCGCTCCATACGCTAGTACATCTGCTTCTGATACGTATAAGTCTATGCCAAAGGCGTCTGTACCGTTTACAAACACAGCGTTAGCGCTACCTGTGGCATAAGTCATAGCTACCCACTGTTGGTTCGCATCGTACGCTAAGTTAGCGCCGTCTACCGTAGTGTTGCTGTCGGCTGCGCCCTGTTCTAAGAATGCTACCGCCTCTTTGTTTTGCGCAACGCCTAGGTACGCACCTGCGTTGTTCGCGTGAGTCTCGATGTCATCAATAGACTGGTTGTATGTGTCTACTGTAGTCTGGTCTACCTTCAAGGCTTCGGCATTTGTCTGTACGTAATCCTGTACAGCCGCCTGCTCGTTAGGGGTCTCTGCATTAACCGCCATATCCGCTATTTCAGTTACTGTGACCAACTCTACAACAGCACCACTAAACACCTCTACAGCCTCGTGCATGAGGTCTAGCTCAGTGTTAGCTGCGTTCTCCAACGCCGTCTGTGCATCGCCGTAAGGACTAAACCCGGACACGTTCTCTAACGCGTAGTTGTACGCCTCAACGTCTTGTGCGGTGATATGGGCGGTGGCGGATAGAGTGCCATCTGAAATTGAGCCATCATACGCTTGGTGCATCACCGAGCCTACTAGTTTACTACCACGGTCTACCTGTCCCGCTATTTTAGAGGATGTAGCGATTAGGGCGTCTAACTCATTTGCCTGAGCTGCGGAACCTATCACTAACAGAGAGATCACTGTCGCTAGTTTGTTCTTCATCATCTTCTTTACCAATTCCGAGTATTGTGTCATACCACTCTTTGTTCTTCTTAGAGTAGTTCGGTATATATAGTTCTGGTAGGGTCTTCATAATTAAGTAACTACGCTTACCTGCTACTAGCTTACCGTTACTGAGCAGGGGGCACGGGGTACCAGATATGAACATAGCCCTCCATACTTTCTTGTCTTCGCACATACGAGCAATAGCAGCTACTTTCATGCCTTGCTCATGTAGCATTTTGGCGTCTCTACGCCTATTGCAGTGGGGGTCTTCTTTATACCGCCCTGCGGTTATGCCAAATACCCCAGTTTGAAGTCCTGCGCCGCCGCCTCTAAGGCACGACTCTAGTCCGTTTGTTATGTAGCTTGGGGCTATTGCGCTAGTTACGGGTATGTCACCACCTGCTCCCGCACCGTTATACGTATTGCTCGTGGAGTTGTCCGCCGAGCTGTTGTTACTGTCTACAGTAGAGTCCACGGTGTTCGTGTTCAGACTACCGTCTTGATTATTATCGCTGTCCGCCGTAACCCCTAAGGTTACAATCACTAGTGCTAGTGCAGCGCCTCTTAGTAACACCACATCACTTCTTTACTGCATCGGATGTCAACATGTACAAACCCTTTAGCGATGCCTACACCACCGAAGCCCAGTTCTAGGGCTTTCTTTACTATAAGGCGGCGCTGTTGGCCTCCAGATACTTTTATGTCTGCGGCGATACCTTGGGCGTGTGTGCCCGGAGTCGCTTTGCGTTTCTCAATACTATGGAGAGGGCTTCTGTACCCAGATGTAACTATAAAAGGAAACCCGCAGGCTTCTCGTAGATCATCTAGTTGGTCGATGAAGTCAGGCTCCATCTCGTTCTCGCCCGTCTCTTGGCAGTCGAAATCTTCTATCTTAAAGTACTTATACCGGTTCACTTGCGCATTCCCATGATCTTGCTTGCCCCTCTTATACCAAAGGAACTTGAGATAGCGATAAACAGTAGATATTGGTACCATTCTGGTAACTCTGATAGGGCGTTAAACCCTAAGTGTACGCGTTCAATAATAGTGACATCATTAGCAATAATAGCATACCCCACCATGAACACGGGGATAGACAACACTACCGTCCAGAACTCGTCTTTCCAGCTCGACGCCGAAGCGTCAGCCATCTTAGATTCCCAGTCTGCATCGTTTTTGATGACTTCCATCTTGGCTTGATGCTTGGCCTGCTTCTCTTCGGCTTTATTTTTAAAGTACCCCCCAACAAGGTTCGACACAGGGCCGACCATCATCTTAGCTAGATTTAACACGGTTAGTAAGCTCCCTCACGGTGTCTGATTCCCATATTCTTAATCCGAACCATATGATACTGAATATACCGGCAACGGGCGGAACCCATGCGGCTACGGTTAATAGTGCTGTTGAACCTGCTACCACGTCTAGTGCATCCTTCGTTTCGTCAATCATTGTGTGTTTCCTTCCCGACATGGTAATGTCCGTCAGTTAGTTAGTTATGTGGCTACAATCACGGCTTTCCAGCCAGTGTTACCACTGCCACCAGTTTTTGAGTATAGGGTTGGTGTGCCTTGGCTTGGGGCGTCCGTTCTAGAGTAAATACTACCCACCCTAGCTGTCACAGCCCCTTCTGGACTGCCTGAGCCTGATCTCCATATGACCTTAGTAGAGCCTGTACCTAGAGATAAAGTAGGTTGATCCGAACCCAAAACCTGCACATTAGCCTCGCCGAAGGTAGTGGTGCCAGTGGTCTCAGTGCGTAGTTTTGTCGAGTTGTTATGTAGCAGGGCCAACCTTCCAGAGTTAGAGCCGTTGGTAGTGGCTACGAGGAAGTCTTTAGAGCCATCAGCGTTCTGTATACGTACGTTATCCGCGCCTAGGAGTCTTAGGTCGCCACTTCCAGTGTCTTTTATGTAGCTGTGGTTGCCATCGTGGAATATCTCTAGGTCGTTACCAGTACCAAACTTAGCCTTAACATCGTCAGCTAGGGAAAGAGTTGAGGTGCCCGCCAGAGACACTGCTCTGTTTGTAGCAATCGCGGTGTCTACACCACCAACAGCAACAAGGCCATAAGAAAGAATTTGGTCAAGGGTAAGCCTAGTAAGGGGGTCTAGGACAGTGGTGCCATTGCAGACAACAATCATGTTTTGTCCGATAGGTATAACAACCCCGAGTTCGCCGGACACCTTAACTTGCACCTCGTGCCCCGTACCATTAATAACGAGGAAAACCTTGCTCTTGGCGGGGACAAGAACCCTACCTTGCGCCCCAGTGGGGATTAAGCTGCCTGTGTCAGTTAGGTTCAGTATTGCAGCGTTAGACTGAGTAACTGAGCCTTGGCCTGTTGTCAGGGTAGCAATAGCGGGGTTTGCTTGTGTCCACGTGTTTATGGTCACTAGGCCAGCGATGGCATTCTCTACAATATCAGTAATACTGTTGTTTATAGTGTTGCCCCACACGCCACTCTTCTCGCCTTGCGTCGGCTTCTCTAGCTTTAATGTGCTTGTATACGTTGATGCCATCGTTTAAATCCTATAGTTCTCTCAAGTGTATCACTATTGTTTCTAGTCTACTAGTTAAATTGTTGCGTCAGTGCTAGACACATACTCAGTTTGGTAAGTCCAGTTAATAGTGCCAGACTCGGCTTGTACGTCTAAAAATATATCGTTGGAGTTGGTGTCAAATGTAATGCCTGTCCAACCTGTGTCGCTCTCAATAGCGTACCTACTTACTGTTTGGCCCACCTGAGATAACGTGCCACCAACTACTTTAAACAAACCTATAATCTGGTATGATGCAAACTCACCATCATCTGTTCTTCGCCCTGTTGCTTCCGCAGTTACTCTAACTACTTGGTCTACTAAACTTGTATTCCATGTTTGAATCGCTGTTGAACTAGCAGTGTTTAGAGTTTTAGTTCGACTATCAACTATTCTTACATTCTGGTTAGGATTTACTGCTCTAATGTAATTGTTTTCAACCGCACCATCGTATGTATTATCTTTAACAAGAATAGTGTTGCAGGCGGCAAACTCAATACCGTTATCATCAACATCGTTAAAGATGTTATTAACAATCTGAACATTGTTTATCTGATTACCTGTTGCGCTTTGGTCTAGCTTGATGCCCTTCTTGCAAGTGCTAATAACATTGTTTGCAATAGAGTAGTTGCTAGTATCGTTAAAGGCTCGAACCTTGATGCCAATCAGAGGCTCGTAAACAGAACTCACAACTTGTCCTTGGATATTGTTGCCCTGAATAACGTAGTTCAAACCACTCTGGATAACGTGAATGCCATACTGCTGACAGTGGAATATGTTATTACCAGTAATGTTGCTATTGTTATGCCCTGCTGTGTTACCGTTAACACCAAAGCGGAACCTTTCAATGTTGTTGCCAGTTACATTAACAAAGTCATTCTGTATGCGGATACCAGAACCTACCCCATTCACACCCACCAAGGTGTTGCCTGTAACTGTTACGTTAAATCCCTGTGGTGCAGATGTATCTCCACGCCCTTTGCCCTTTACGTTAATACCGTAGACCTGATTTACGTTACCCGAAGTAATTCCAGAAATAGTATTGCCAGTGATTGTTGCAAATCTGGCCTTAGTGTAGATACCGGCAGACTCTCCAAAGTAAACAATCTTTACGTTATTAGTTCCAGAAGCGGGAGCAGTAGTGAATGTAAGGGTATTGCCTGATATAGACCACAACACAGTTTCATCAGTATTAACTTGTTCAACGCCACCAACGAGAACAGTGGTCTGACCAGTGTTTAATCCTGACTCAGTTAAAGTAAACGCTGTCTTAGAGCCAGTGCCGTTAAACAACTCATTAGAGCCTACTGCTGTAACACCCTCAATTACATTGCTAGTTATAGTCGCTTGCTTTCCGTACACTAACATGACATTACAGTCAGTTGCGCCTGTGGTTGAAATGTTTCTGAACGTGTTCCCTGTTATCGTAATGTTCTTCCAAGTATCCTGCGCTGAGTAAGTGTTGCGCCCTACACGTATAGGCTTATCTGCTGTCAAGGTATCAAACAAACAATTAGTAACTTTAAAAGAATTAACCGGCCTTTCTAAAGTAATGCCACCACCACAGTTTTTTACTGTAATGTTATCTAGGTGAAACTTATCTAAGGAAGCACTGCTACCGAAAGCGTTTTCAAACACAAACTTAAACCCTTCAAACTGCACATCCTTAATGTCAGCATCATTCCTTATAACGACAAAAACCTTTGAATTGCCTACTGCTTTAATTGTACCTGTGCCTCGCATTTTTAAAGTACTATCAGTCAGTACACCACCTGAAGGCCAAGAAGCCACCAAGAACACACCGTCAGATACATAAATGGATTGATCGGAATCAATAGCAGCTTTTACAGCCACTGTGTCATCCGTAACACCATCACCTACCGCACCGAAGGCTTTTAAATTAACGCCATAGTTGTTTACGTAGTCTTTAATTAAGTCGTCAATAACGCTTGTTGAAGAAGCATCAGACACCCCTAGTTTAAAGTACCCTTTTGCACTTGCATATTCAGCATCGGCAGCAATAGAAAGTTTACCTTCATTACAATAAGCTCCCTCAATATAAGAATTAATACCGTGAAGAGTACAAGCAATGTTTGTAGAATAAGGGGCGCTTGCTACAACTTTTAACTCCTTAAATCCACAGTTGTGCATATACCTTACGGTAGGATTAGCAGGGTCACGTACTAAATCACCGAAGAAAGCAGCTCTAACAGCGTTAGCACCTAGAGTTGCGTTGACAGATAACCAACAGTTTTCTAAACTTTTTTGATAATCAGTAGCTAATCCAATCTTTATTTTATCGCCTAACGAAGCAGCCGTACCTAAAGTGATTGTATTGTCATCGCTGGCGATAGCGTACTTACCCGCGCCTGCCCCCGCAATAAGAAGTATATTATTAACGTAAACCTTTAGGGCAGCAGTCCTATCCGCACCTTGTTCGTTAAACTTAGTACTGTAGTCAAACACAGTCTGTCCTGCGGTAGCAGTGTGTATTGCTCTAGCTGAAGACACAGCTTGTTGTAACCTAAAAGGTGCGCCTGTTCCTGTCTCTTGTCCGTGGTCAGGAGCATTTAAACTATAAATCTGTTGACCTACGTTTTTACAACCCCCATCTACCATAACAAGAGGGTCAGGGTCAATGTAACCACCACAGTTAGCATTGAAAATCTCAATCAGGCCGTTACGTCCACCCTCACCAACTCGACTAAAAGCGGGAAGGTTTGACTCAGCGGCACTTCCATCATAAATAAGAGAATCAATACCTATATAAAAACTATTAGAAAAACCTGCAATGTCACATGCTTTTCTAGTTGCAGTTACTGTCTGCGCTCTAACGGATGTGTTGACAAAAGCGTTAGCAAAGATGCAGTTCTTACCTGTAATGTTCTTAAAGTTAAAGTCACACTTATACATACCACCGCGAGTAAGCGCGTTACCAAAAGGAGCGCTTAAAGATATACCGTCAATAACAGCCTGCTCACAGAACTCTAATTGATTGCCCAGTTTGTCTAATACTCCGGTTTCTTGCGCATTACAAACACGTAAGTCTCCATACTCAGCAGCCATACGCTCTGAAATAGGAGTTTCTAACGTTATAACGCCAGTACTCCCGTTTAAAGTAAGAACTTTAGAAAGATGAGCGGTTACAGGATAGTTGCCTGCGCTTCCTACCCAAGTCTTAGTTGTACTGACCCAGACTAAATCACCTACAGCAAAATTGCTCGCATCAGAGCCTGTAGTAGTTGTAATTGTACGTCCACTGTTTACAGCGTTAATAGGATAGTGAGTGTAATCTACAATGTCGGACTTAAAAGCATCGAAGTATACAGGGTTAAAACCACCCCCTAAAAGCACAGAAGATTGAATATCGGCGGCCGTATTAGTGTTCTTTATTTCAGCATCACCAAACCAATGAGAATGTGACCTAATGTATATTGGAGTAGTAGTTCTAATAAAAGAAGAACCACGTTCAAAGGTTAATGTTCTTCTGTTAGTAGCTGCAAAATCAGCAGCTGCCTGCAAAGCAACGCTGTCGTCTGTGACTCCGTCTGATTTAACACCAAACTCTTCAACGCTTACTCCAATGGTGTTTCCTTCGAAGGGGGTTGTAGCGTATACCACTTTACTTCCATCACAACGTAGTATGGCTGACTGCCCGCTGGGGATAGTTTCCCCCGTACCGCCGTCGGGTTTCACTAGTATGGACTTAGATGTAGCGTTCTCTACGCAGTATACTTTACTTAAACTAGGGCATTTAACCGTCGCAATGGCAGCCCCTATTTGGCTGTTAGTGTCGGTGAACTTTAGTATCATGTTCCGCGCTTCAGATGCTGCGCCGCTCGCGGTAGTTAGGATGTGTACGTTGTTAGACCACGTGTTGATTGTAACCTGTCCAGCAATGGCATCCTCCACCATAGAGGTTATGCCGTTGTTTACCTCGTTGCCCCACGTGCCGGAAAGCTCTCCTTGGGTAGGGAGAGATAGTTTTAGGTTGGGAGTATATTGAGTAGCCATGGGGGTTCCTTAGGCTATACGTATAATAGCACTGGTTGCGTTGTTAGCAGGGAAAGTTACATTGAAGGTACTGCTAGTTGCTGTCTTGCGTCCCCCAAAGTCTAGTACTGCTATAGCTTGATTACCGCCCCCAGACTTATATACTAAAGCCCCACTCGCAGATAAAGTTGCGGAAGCCCAAGACACAGTATTAAAGCTAATAGTAGCAGTCGTACCGTCAGAGGTGACTGGTATCAAAGTGGCTGCGTTGCCTCCAGCAGTGTAGTTCGTGCCTGTGATCTCTCCAGTGGTAGTATAAGCAGTAGTACTAGCGTCTAGGTTCATGGCGTCGCCATCGTATAGAGCTACCTTAAACGCCTGTGAAGTGTCAGAACTGAAATCAAAGACTCCGCTGAGCACGTCTACTTTAAAAGATGTTGTCTGTGTCTGAATTAGTGTGCTCATTCTTATGCCCTGTAAGAGTCGTTAGCTAGTTTATCCGAACCCGACATTAACGCTTGCAGTGCAAGCATGTAGTACTTCTCGTATAGGGCCACCATATCTTGTTCACCCTTAGTAAACCGTATAGCTTCCATAAGCGAGCGGTTCAACAATGCAGCGTCGAAGTGATCGCCTAGCCAAGTAGTGCCCGTAGCTACTATAGACTCTGGAGCATACCCGTACTGTAGGTTGTAGGCGTAGTTCTGGTCAGGCGTAGGCCCAAGTATCGCCTGTGTCTTGTTATACAGCCCATAGTGCTTAGGAAAGCCGGTAGAGCTGGGTTTTGGGTACGCCTCGCTGATAAAATCAACATTCTTGTTTAGTAGCAATTTAGAATCCCCTGCCGCGTCTACCAAGGTAAAACTATGTATATACAGGTAATCAGTGGGCAACGTAACAAATTGACTAGGCTGCTCTAGGTTACCTGTGGCGGCTTTACGTAAAACCGGTAACCGTATAGTGTTATATATCTCTTGCTCGGCCTGCTTTATAAACATATCGAGCTGGGCAGTTGTGAATGTCTGTTCAACTACGTCTTGTATGTTTGTCTTTAATTCTGTGTAGTTCATGTAATAGTTACCGTAACTTGTCCAACCTCACCCGTAGCTACTAGGGCGTTGGATGCTAATGAATCTGAAGGGCCGCCTACTGGGTTGTATCCCCACTGAAGGCCACGTGCGCTAACCTTAGTCCCTGTCCCCAGACTTCTATCGGGACGTACATCTCGCAATGCTTGTGGGTCATATACAGGAAACTCGCCCAATTTGTTTTGTGGGTGATCTCCATTCCAACATGAAGGGCACGCCTTTATATTCGTGTCTACCCCTTTCCTAAATAAGCTCTTTAGCTGCTTTAGTCTATACCTAAAGCCACATAAGTCACAGAACCCGAATGCCTTTTTGCCGGCAGCGAACTTAGTCCCCATTACGGGTGTCCCATGCGAGGTACGAACCTAACTGAAGCCTTCTCTCTATCTTCTTGTGAAGCCAAGTCAAACTGCTCTTCGTATACAGACTTTAACATACTTAGGCGCTCAGAGAGTTCAGGTACCTTCATAGCGATGTGGTACGCTAGTCCTGCTACTAGACAGGGGAGAAAACGGAAGTTCATGTCCGCAGTTTCTATACCTGCACCCGCGTCTTGTACTCTGCGTAGGCGGTAGTAGTTTATCTTGTATCCTGCCTTATCTGGTACAGGCCACACACTGATCTTAGGAGCGTCTCTCAGACGTTCGATGAATATCTGTATGGGTCTACCTTGTGTCAACTTGTTTGGGATTGTGGCGTAAGTGCTCACACTGATACGTGATAGGTTAAGGTCAGACTGAGTAGATACACTACCTGCATCAGTCCGTAGTTGGTGTTCTAGTAGGTCAATGGTATCGGCGGGGAGTGTGTACTGCGTCTGCCCCTTCAATAGATCAATGTTACCTTCCTCGATAGTCCACATGTTGATGCCACGGTTTTGCCACTCTATAGTCATCAAGTTCATGGATCGACGGGCAGTACGCAGGTCATAGCCAGAACGCATCTCACGTCCAGCTCTCTCCCACGCCTCTTCAGCAATCTCGGTGAAATCCATGTCGAACGCTGTGCTATTTGATGTAGCCATTATTTTCCCCATCCTGATTTAGCTGTAACTTTAGCTTTCTTAGCTAGATCGCCGTAATGGAACAATCTTACACTGCTTTTACTATGAGTTTTACCTGTGTGAAGAGAGCCGTCAGCCATTTTATGTAGGCCGCCCTTATGCTCTTTACCGTCTTTTTTATAATGCTTAACGCCCATACCCATGGCTACTTCCTCCGCTTAGCAGGAGACACTCTACGTGGCTTACCCGCTGGTTGTCCTAGTCGATTCTTCTCGGCTATCTTACTCTTCTTCTCCGCACTAGACATCTCACCTGAGGTCTTTGGAGTCTTAGATGTAACACGCTTAGAAGGACGGCAGTAAGGAGTACCCCTACCCTCGCCTTTCTTTCTACCACAAGCCTTACCGGTCTTAACGTCTTTCCAATCTTCCTTGAACCAACGCTTTAGAGACGCACCCTTCTCGGTTTTACGTACTCCACCGCCAGACTTATAATACCTACGCATTACTTACCAGCCTTCTTCTTTCG